ACAAGGAAAAACCGCCAGCGGCACTGATAGGAGAACCGGAGGAAGAAGACTGATGGAAGATAGACAGAAAATTATTGAAAAGCTGGTAAAAATAAAAGCACTGGCAGAACGTGGCATAGGCGGTGAACAGCAGACGGCGCAGGTGATGTATACCACGTTGAAAGAAAAATACAAAGTAACAGACGCAGAGATTGAAAAGGCAGCAGCAGTTCCGGTGGACATTTCAGAAATTGACTTGAAGAAATTCTGGGGCATAGCTTTTCAACTGGCAGCAGTCGCAAAGACATTGCAGGAAGAAACGGACATTTGCACCGCCTGCCCGTACACATACACGGACGAACAATGCACGGGCTGTGGCACATACTGGAATATGCGGGACTTGCGGCTTGATTTTGAAGCAATACAGCAAAGATTGATAAAGGCGGCAACGGAGGTGACGGCGTAATGTCAGACGGAAAGTATATATACACAGAAAAAGAAGTGCGCATGATGTGGCAGAGAAGCAAGCCGGAACAAATACAGGTTGCACAGGCGAAGTGTTTAGAAGCAATAGTGAGGACGGGGGGGGGCAGTTAGCAGTTTCATTCAGCGGAGGAAAAGACAGCGCAGTATTGCTATACATCATGGCGCAGATGTGGTCAGTGTCTTCACACAAAGACAAGCCATTGCGGGTTTTCTTCTCAAACACAACAAATGAATTTAGCTGCGCCGCAAAGTATAGAAAAGAATATTTGCAGTTCATCAAAGAAAAATTCGGAATAGAAGTTGAGTACCACGAAATTAAGGCAGAGGACAACTATATAAACATTGTTGATACAGTAGGACTGCCATTTATAAGTAAAAAGATTTCAAGAATGGTGAGGGATTGCAAAACGACACTGAAAAGACTTGGCTTAAAGTATGCAGATATAGAACAATATATGCCACAGCACTACACAAAGAACAACCATAGCGAAATGATAAAAGCAGCAGACCGCCTGCGTGAACTGGGGTTCAATGATACGGTAATTTTGAATTTAACAAAGATAAGGGCTGACAACTATATTGGAACCCGCTTTCTTCCAGTGAAATACAGACCTATTCTGGACAATGACGAAATAGTGCTTTCAGAGCAGTGTTGCGGAATACTCAAAAAAGACCCTATGAAACAGGCACAAAAAGAACTGGGAGGGCTGCTTCCAGTAACAGGAGAAATGGCAGCAGACAGCAGGGACAGAATGACAGCATATAGAATGACTGGGTGCAATATGTTTGACGGCGACCACCCAAAGTCAAAGCCGCTGGGACCAGTAGAGGAACAGACAGTGCTGTGGTACATATACACGGAGGTCATACCGCTTATGCCAGTATATGGGGAGTGCGTATGCGGCGGGCTTCAATGCGCTGGGTGCGAAACATACAAGCTAACAGGAGAGCAGAGGACGGGCTGCAAATTATGTGGATTTGGAATAATGTATGACCCAGACAGATTTATAAGACTGCAAAAACTGGAACCGAACGTGGTAAAGTTCGCATTTACAAGCAAGAAAAACGGAGGGCTGGGCTATCGTGAGGTATGCCAGTTCTTGAATGATAAATGCGGTATGGATATTGGAATACCAGATATAGAAGAGGGATATTATCAAAAGCGTGCGCAAGCATACGAAGAAAAGAACGGAGGTGACGGCAGGTGAATGATTTGCTGTATGTGTGTAGCCCATACCGGGGCGACACGAAGCGCAACAAGGAATATGCACGCAGGCTGACAAGGGCAGCTATAAACAATGGCTTTGTCCCGGTCACGGTGCATTTATACTTGACGGAAGTTACAGACGACCAGAACCCGGAAGAGAGAAGCCGGGGCATGGCAGCGGGAATGAAGATACTTGAAAACTGCAAATACATTCTGATTGGCGACAAGTACGGCGTATCAGATGGAATGAAAGCAGAAATGACACTGGCGGCACTAAAAGGAAAAGTCATGCTGTATGAGCAGGACGGCAAAATATATCTGGTGGACAGCCGGGAAGAAACCACAGGAGGACAAGACAATGAATGAAGCACAGAGAATGGCAGAGGTTGAGAAGTTCAAGAATTACTTTTCATACATTAACAGACCGGGAGCAGACAAGCTGCTTGAATGGCTGGAACAGATAGGATTTTTTACAGCGCCAGCAAGTGCAAAATACCACGGAGCATACGCAGGAGGGCTGGTAGAACATTCAAACAATGTTTACCGCCGTTTGGTAAAGCTGGCAGACGAAGAGGACAAGCGACAGGGCAGACAGTTTCCAGAATATGCAGTTGACACAATCGCAGTTGTAGCGCTTCTGCATGATGTATGCAAAGCAGACGCCTACAAGGTGGAGAAGAAGAACCAGAAGCAGAAAGACGGCTGCTGGCAGCAGGTGGACACATACGGTTATACAAATAATTTCCCGGTGGGACACGGTGAAAAGTCCATTATCCAGATTATGCGTTTCATGTATCTGACGGAAGAAGAGGTGCTGGCTATCCGGTGGCACATGGGAGCATTTGACAACGCAGTTAAGGGCGGCAGCTATGATATGAATTATGCTTTTGCACAAAGCAGACTTGCAGCCATGCTACATATTGCAGATATGATGGCAACGCACCTTGACGAGAGGACAGAAGCCAATGAGTAGAACATATTACAGAAAGCGTAGTGAAGCCACAGAGCAGGAAAGAGTTATAAACTGGGCGACGTTCTACGCAAAGGACTTCCCAGAACTGGACTTGCTGCACCATATCCCAAACGGCGGCAGCAGGAACCAGCTTGAAGCGGCAAACCTTAAACGACAGGGAGTAAAAGCAGGCGTGCCGGATTTATGCTTGCCAGTAGCCAAAAACGGAAAACACGGGCTTTATGTTGAAATGAAGTGGGGAAAGAACAAAACAACAGACAAGCAGGACTGGTGGCTGGAACAGCTGCGGCAGCAGGGCTATGAAACAGCGGTTTGCTGGACGGCAGAAGAAGCAATGGACACAATAGCGGGTTATCTGGGAGTTATAGAGCAGACAGGAAGAAAGGTGGAAGAGTAAATGGGAGCAATGGACCACACATTGAAACAGACAGTGCCATATTACAGCACCATGAAGCGTGCGGGGGCGTTCAGACAGCCACAGAAGCCGCAGAAGCGGCAGAAGAGAACGACACTGACAGAATACAGCCAGAACGGGCAGAAAGCCATATTAAAACCGCACGTCACAGTCAATCAAGCTGCAAAGAAGCTGTATGACTATGAACAAACCGGATTGTCACCACATGAGGTTGCAAACCTTGTTGAGCAGGTGCAGAACTTGACAAGGCGCGTGAAGAAATACGAAAGCTGGGAAGAATGATTGACGCTGACCGCTGCTTAGTGTGTGGCGAGATTATCCCGGAGGGTTCACAGGTCTGCACCGCCTGCCGTAAAAAATACAACATTGAACCGCCGGACGATTTAGAAGAAACAGCACAAGAACTGCGGGACATAGCAGACGTACTAAAAATAACAGAGGGCACAGACACAAACATTAGAAAGTCAATGGAAAGCATACTGCGGATAGCAGCCAGACTGGAAAGGAAAAGCAATGGCAAGAAAAGAGGATAAACAGCCACAGTATTTGCCGTTAGTGGTAAAAGCAAGATTACATACGGGCGGCAGGGACTATGACAAGATAAAACAGGAATTAAAGGGGCAGGGCTTCACCTGCAAGCAAATGAAAGCAATGGTGCGTGAGGGCAACTATTTTGACGGGCTTGTTTTGTATCTGTCAAAGTGGAACTGGGACAACCACGAAAGCTGGCACCTTTACAACTGGGACGCAAAGGACGACGAAACAGTTATGCTGGCACTGTACGAAGCGGAACAGTACCACCCATACGCAGCAAGCAGGTACAAAGAAGATTTTGAGAAATTCCAGAACGACTGGAAAAACGAGGAATACGACCCCGGCATGACATACACTTTCAAGGACGGTGAAGTTGAAGTGTTGGAAGTCCTGCAAGAAGAGGTGGACAACATAGACCATGAAGCAGTCAAAAGACAGGTGGCAGCAGCGGAAGACGCCCAGTACCAGAAGAGAAGAAAACAGCGCCAGCGACGCAAGCAGGCAAGCAAGGGCAGCAGATACCAGCGCAAATACTTTTAGGAGGAATAAAGATGGCGAAAAAGAAGCGGAAGTATTACAGCGGGAAAGAATTACTATGCCGCCGACAGCTGGAACGGCAGCAGGCAGAAGCGGAAGAAAAGACAAACAACATAAGAGTGCGCCAACTACACCAGATAAACGCAAGCAGCCGGGCTATTGGCTGGGCAAAACAGAAAATGAGGGAGGGAAAGAACAATGATTGCATTTCTGATTGAAGTTATAAAAGCGCTGGTGACATTCTTTGCGGTCTGCGTGGGGCTTGGAATTTTATTTCTGGTCTATGTGGTAGTAAGGGAAGCAGCTTGGGTTGTAAAGCATGAGAACCGGAAGAAATACGAACAGGAGGACAAAGAGGAATGAAAGCAGAATTTTTCAAGGCGGTGTGCCCGTTAGAGATTGGGGACACAGTAGCAATTAGACTGGCAGAGAAAGGCGGCGAAACACGGGAAGCATACTACCTGCCGCAAGGCTGCGTGGCAATCACACCGGGAGCAGTCGCACTGCACAAGGTCACAGATATTGCAACACTTCACTATCTGAAAAAAGGTGAAACACAGTTCTTGTATGAACTGGATAACTGCGGAAAGTACATACCACTGACCGTGAAAGTTCCGGTCAGAGAATTTGCGGAAGAACTGAAACGCCGGGGCAGATAACAATAAATACTTACGGAAGTATACAAGATATACAAATATACTTCCGTAAGATTGTGCAGAATGTCAATAGACTTTATACTTCCGTAAGTATATAATAAAGACAGTTAAAGAAGTAAAGCAAACGGAGGTAAAAAGACATGAGAACATTTGAAGCTGGCAAGAGATATGGAGAACACGCAGTTGTATTTGAGATTGTAAAGAGAACAGCAAAAACAATCACATACGCAGCAGTACAGCACGCCGGAAGATACAACGAGAGAAAAGAAGAGCCAAAGACAGTGAAAGTAAGAAACTGGGATGGCAGAGAAGTATTTTTCGCAGGAAGCCAGACGGTAGAAGCGTAAGACAAGCACGGGTGGCGCAATGGATAGCGCAGCAGCCACCGAAGCTGCCGGGTGCGGGTTCAAGTCCCGCCCCGTGCATTACTGGGAAAGCAACTATAAATTCATACCAGATACAAGGAGGAATACCACATGAAAGTATTATCAATTATCAATCTTAAAGGGGGAGTGGCAAAGACCATTTCCAGCGTAAACATGGCACATATTCTGGCAGCAGTAAAGGGCTTCAAAGTCCTGCTGATTGACAATGACAAGCAGGGAAACGCAAGCAAAATTATGAACCGTCACAGCTACGACCGCAAAGGAACAGCAGAGGTAATGACACAGCGGGGCATTGACCCGGCAGAGGTTATCCAGCACACGGACTTTGACGGGCTGGACATTATCACAGCAAACATGAATTTGCTTACAGCCAATCTGGAAGTCATGCTGGACCAGTCAAGACCACAGCAGACACGCTTTAAGAAGTTTCTTGACGGTTTGCAGAATGAATATGACTACTGCATTATTGACAACGCCCCAGACATTAACATTTCAACCATAAATGCGCTGGTGGCTTCTGATGACGTGATGGTGCCTATCACCATTGATGATTTTGCAATAGACGGACTGGCAGAACTGAAAGAACAGATTGACAACACCCGTGAGGATTTAAACCCACAGTTGCGCTTCTGCGGCTGCTTTGTCACACAGTACGACAGAACCAATGAAGCAGACACACAGGGCGAAGAGTTCTTGAAGACACTTGAATATCCGGTGTTTGATACACATATCAGAAAGACACCGAAAATGAAACCCAGCACATTTGAAAGATTGCCAATCATTTTATATTCCCCACGCTGCGGCGCAAGTGCCGACTATAAAGCGTTAGTGGAAGAATGGTTGAGAATGTGACCAATTCGGACACGTTAGGAGGGAAAGACAATGGCAGGAGCAGCAAAGAAATTCAACTTAACAGAGTTATTAAACCAGCGGTCAAAGGAAGCTGGGGAGCAGCAGAAAACAGAACAGCAGCAGGCGGCAGCAGACGCAGAGGTTGTCACGTCCGAAGAGGGCGTGAGCAGCACCGCCGATATTTACGACCTTATACCGTCAAAGGGCAATTTTTACAGCGTGGAAGACGTGCAGGACTTGAAACAGTCCATTGAACTTCTGGGAGTGCTACAACCGCTTCTGGTGACTGATGAAGAGGAAGACGGCAAGCGACGTATCATTGCAGGACACAGAAGACGGCTGGCGGTCATGCAGCTGGTGGACGAGGGCAAAGAGCGTTTCAGACGGGTTCCAATCTTAATCAAGCCGAAGAAAAACGCCATACTGGACAGACTGGCACTGATTATGGCAAACCGGTTCAGAGAGAAGACGGACTGGGAGAGAATGACAGAAGCGCTGGAAACAGAAAAACTGGTGCTGGAATTAAAAGAAAGCATGAACATTCCGGGCAGAACCCGTGATTTGCTGGCAGAGATTATAGAAACGTCCCCAGCGCAGGTGGGAAGATACAAGGCAATATATAACAATATCATTCCAGAACTGATGGCAGAATTTAAGGCAAACAGAATTGTTGTATCTGTCATTTATGAAGCGTCCGGGTTGACGGAAGATTACCAGAAACAGGCGGCAGAAGTATTCCGGGAAAATGAAGTGCTGACATTATCAGACATTAAGCAGTTGAAGAAGAACTGGGAAGCGTTTTTAC